GCGAAGCAGATACGTGCACAATAACTCGCCTCATTCCGACCAATCGCACGATAAGTCACTGTTCCACAGTGACTTATTTCGTTTTTAAGGCGAACAGCCGGGACGAAATCGGGACGAGAAATATTAACGTATTTGTTTTTGCTTCCGGGCGAAAACAAATAAAAAAAATGTCTAATTGTCAGCAAGTTAAAAGTTACACACCTCCGGTGCTGCACACCGGCAAAGACTGGTACATTGACTTCTATGCCTTCTGTCCGGCCACCGGAGCCATGAAGCGCAAGAAATTCAAGCTCAACTACATTGATTCAATCAAGGAAAGGCGGAAGTATGCCAAGGACTTCATGAACCGCATATCGGAAAAGCTGGCTGTCGGCTGGAACCCTTGGATAGAGCAGGAGTCCGGCTCCGCATACATGCTCTTCAGCGAAGTCATAGACCGGTACCGCACATTCCTTGCAAAGATGCTGCGCGACGGACGCTACCGTCAGGAAACAATCAAGTCGTATTCCTCCTACCTCCGGAATATGGAAATGTTCAACGAGGAGAAGAAAGTGCCCATCACCTATATCTACCAGTTCGACAAGGATTTCTGTGTCCTGCTTCTGGACGAGGTCTACATCACAAGGGACAATACCGCCTTTACCCGTGACAATTACCTGGGATTCCTGAAATCCTTCTCCACTTTCTGTCTGAGCCACAACTACATCACCAAGAACCCGACCGAAGACATCAGCAGCCTTGGACGGCGCGGAAAGAAGAAGATAAGGTGTGTCATCGAGGAGGACAAGCTGCAGAAGATACATGGCTATCTGCTCGAGAAGAACCCGTACATGCTGCTGGCGAGCTATATCCTGTATTACTGCTTCATACGCCCGGCAGAAATGACACGCCTCAAACTGAAAAACATCAGTCTGGCCAGACAGACCATCTTTGTCGAGGACACCATATCCAAGAACCGGAAGGACGGCACCATCACGCTGCCAACAAAGGTCATCCATCTCATGCTCGACCTGAAAATATTCGACTACCCGGGAGACTACTACCTGTTCTCGGACGGACTGAAGCCGGGAAAAAGGGAACGGACCGAGAAGATGTTCCGTGACTGGTGGGCACGGCATGTACGGAAAGACCTGAAGCTGTCGGCAAAGTACAAGTTCTATTCATTGAAGGATACCGGAATAACCAACATGCTCCGGCATTATGACGTATTGAGCGTACGTGACCAGGCACGACATAGCAGCATCCTCATGACGGACATATATACACCGCACGATATTCAGGAAGCGAATAGCCTGATAAAGAATTACGATGGTATATTTTAAAAAAAAGCCCCTACTCTCACAAGCAAGGACTTCAAAAATAAAAAAAATGTCCGGTTAATGTGTTTATGGCTTCTCATACAGCACCCAATACGGCTGTCCTGCCAGGTACTCCACATGGTATCTGGCATCAGTCAGCTGCTTGGCCAGCTCCATCGGAGCGACATCGACGATATTCGACAACTCGTACACCAGTTCGACTGTGGTTTTATAGCACTTCTGCGAAGTGGCACCGATAGGCGAATAGTTATGGCCGATAAAATCGGCTATGGCTTTTTGCCGTTCGGCTTGTTTTTTCTTCTGTTCATCTTCCTCTGAATTCTGAGCATTATCATTGTATGCCCGAAAACCTATTTTCCTATGATTGTTCATGACCACTGCCCTCCTCCTTTTTTAAATAATTAGTAAGGAACTTGTTAAATCGCACCAGTTCCTCATAGCCTATATCATTAATCTCACCATCACAGTTGCGTGCATACAATTGATATCTCACCGAATTGGTTCCTCCACTACCTGTATCCACAGTCTTGGTGATAAAGAATTCATCATTCATGCCTCACCTCCTTCCTGCTCCAGCATATTCGCCTTCTCACTGAATTGATAAACGGAACGTACTTTGCAAATATCGAGAAAGAATACCGTGTCGGGGCATCCACCACTTATGACATGAGCCTCGATACGTATAGTACAGTCACGTCCCAAAGGGGTAGCGGTACATTTCATGCGTTTCATCTTGGGGTGTTCGACATTGATGCGGTTAACCACATCGCCTATTTCATGCTTGAGTGCATCCAGGGAAAGTTCATCCTTGATAAGAACATCTTTATACTTCTCTACATAATCAATAACCTTTTTCCATGCCCGGTTCTTGGGGGAATAGGTCTGCAGATGGTAAACAAAGAACATCATGCTTTGCCTCCTTTCTCATTAAAGGTGATGTTGACTGTCCCACCATTAACATAGATGGAAATGGATTTGTCACTACGTGCTGCACGGATACGTTTACGTCCGGTACACAGTTCAATACCCAACTGGGCAAACAGTTCTTGAACCTTCTCTGCGGATACGTAGCGTCCGTGGGCGCTTTGGTTTTGTTTTTTCATACTAATGATTGTTTAGCGTTTAGACAGAAAAACGGCTGTCATTTCCCGTGTCGCTAAACAATCATTAGTAATCTATGCCGGAGCATTGAAATAATGTGGGAAAGACAGCCGTGTACGTTTGTCAATAAGCAAACTTCTACATATCTTCAGTATGGGCATAAAAAAAGCCCATTAACCTATGAGCATTAACCGCGCTCTGCGACATAGAAAACATCTATGATTGGTTTAGCTTCACAAAGATGCAGGTTTATTTTGAAATGGCAAAAGAAAAGCGGAGATTTTTTATTTCTCCGCTTTTAATGTCACATTAAAAAGTTATACTGGCAGACAACCCACCTGGTGATGCTGACATTTTCAAGTATTTACCAGCCAACCATTCATAACGCAAACTCGAAGCATACAGAATGACAGCAGCCGCTCCAAAAATGACACTGGTTCCGGCAACGGCCACTTCATAGTCTTTGCTGTTATTGAAGAACCAGATTCCTCCACTGACGGCCGCACATGCTAAGGACGCTGTTTTGAATCGGGAAGATTTAAGCATCATGTGCCCAGCTTCAAATTGTGGATTTCTCACATCCTTTCTTAATTTTAACGACTGCATAAAAGTCATTGGCTGTTTCTCGGCATTTGAATTCTGTCCGTTGATTCTCTCTCGATGTCCTGGAGGTATTTGCCTCTCGGTTGTTTCTGTGTTTCTACGATTTTCACGTCTCATTTCCGGACGTTCTTGTGCTAAAACAGTGTTTGCCACTAAGGACAGAACAAAGATTAAAAATAAAACTCGTTTCATATTCAATTATTTATAGTATTTTTGCCAAAAAGGAAACCAGCATGAATATTACATTCTACAGAATACTTCAAATACTCATTTGGCTAATAGGATTCATTTTTGTAGCCGCCATTTCTTATATCTGCTATACTTTAGGAACATCGCTAAAATAACAATCCAAGCAGAAATGATACGATGGCAACCACTGAACTTACGGCCCCTATGACTTTTCCTGCGACTTTGAACTGTTCTTTTATGGATAGTTTCCGCTGATAATTTTTCATTCCCCAGCGTGCCATCTTCTGTCCTTCCGGTGTTAGCCGGAGCCAACCTTCACCAAGCAGGGCTACCAGCTTATAGTCATCTATCAACGTGTCGAACACGAAGTTGATGTCTATCCTATCCATTCTTTCAGCAAACTCTTTAAGCAATAGGCTGCGTGCGTTATCCTTATTGACACGCCCGTCATGCTCCACCAGTATCCCAAGCAGTCTGTCTGCTATCTTTATTTGCTTTTCTGTCATCGTATTAAAATGGTGAATCCCTTATCAAAACGCGCCCAAAGGTATAGCCACACCTCAACCCGGTTTTACGGATTACGTTTTGAAAAGGGATTCATATTGATAAATGTATAGCTATGTTGGTATTGGGCGTTGCAAAGATACGGAAAATCCCTGGAAATGGAAGAAGTGCAAATTTATAAAAAACAATAACACATAGTAAATTTGTTATGTATTTATTACACATATCAAAAATACTATGTATCTTTGTAGTGTTCAATAAAACAAGGAAGTAATGGAAAACAAAAAAGAGATTTTGCTAATTGCCCAGAAGCTAACCGAGCTAAGGTTGAAACAAAAGATGCTGAAATGGGCATTTGAAAACAGTAAAGGGTTACCGGAAGAGAAGATGAACGCCATACTTGATGAAAAATTGAGAATAGACCATCTGATAAAAATGCTGGAAACCAAACTAAAAGAATTAGAAAAGTAAAAACAGCCCCCTCGGACGAAAAGAGGGGGCAAAAAAAATTTGCTTATGAAAACAATCAATGACGAACTGAAGGAACTTACCGCCATTCTAAATGGAGATTCAACCAACAAGGAAGAGGAATACCAACAGAAGTTCTTGTACATACAAGAACATTACACCACGAAAGCCGATTCAGAAGCTATTGCCGACTGGCTGTTGAACGGGTATCACGAACTGGCTAAAGAAGCGGAGGAGCTGAACCGTACAATAGCCTTGCAGGAGAAGATAAAGGAGATGAAGGAAATTGTGCCAATCTCTTATATCGCCCGTAATTATTTCGGGAAAAGTACGGCTTGGCTGCAACAGCGTATTTACGGCTACAAGGTACGTGGCCGTGTCTATACGCTAAGTGAACAGGACAGGCTGATTTTTAATAATGCCATCCACGACATTTGTAACAAATTAGGCTCGCTATCCATAGCTTGATAGACGTTTTATTGAACATTCTGTCCCCGCAGCTTCGAGCCACTGTGGGGATTTTTTATTCTATTCGGTAAAAAATCCCCTTCAGTACCTTGCTTAATCCATCGACATCTATTTCCGTCTCAATCTTCTCGCACAAATACTGCTTGTTGCCTATAAGAAACACCTTATTCACATCCGGCAGCTTATTGGCTTGGAACTGGATTGTGTAAGGGATATTGGAGTGAAACAGACTGAGTGTCGACAACCGATGTCCGACACTGTCCGGACAAACATCGTTCAAGCTTAGGGAATACGGAAGGAAGTCCGTGAGCTGTGCCCCGGTCTTCTGCTGGTAGTCCGTAAAAGGATAGGCATAATCATAGGCATGTGTCTGACCGCTGTAAGTTACGTTCTGCCGGTTGAACTTACCGGTATTGACAGCCACTTCCATGTGCCCGTTTTTTTCCTGCTTCTCCTTCAGCTCCACGTCACCGTTTATGGCTTCCTGGACATTGAAGCGCTCCTGCTTGGCAACAGTAGCCTGGTAGCCCACCGCGGGTATGTTCAATACCATGGAGGTGTACGGACGGGACAAATCGTAATCAGCTACAGAGCCATACACACCGACATTGAACTGAATAATTTTAGCCGGGACGATTCCGAGTGAGGTCTCTACATCGGACGATTCCGGGTCACGGATTAAATCCGCATACAAATTGACTTCACGCAGCGTATTCTTATCATTTTCATTGTAGTTGATATAATACCGTTTACCAACAATAAAGATTGTACTTTTCTTGTCACTGTCACCCATTCCGTTGTATGCGGCCAGCATTGCATCGTAAGAATCATATTCTTGTTTGTATGCAGCCTCTATGATGTCCCTTTCAATTCGCAGATAGCCGTCATCCGTATGGGAAGGCAGATTGTAGCCCACATTGCCAGTGCTCAAGTCTTTCTCATTCTTTTCATCTTCAATATCCACAGTGAACTCCCGTAGCAGGGAGGATGCAGGAATTATCTCCTTTCCGGATTCTGTAAAATAATCGTTAAGCCCTACGAGGCTCACTACTTTGGTGCGTTCGTTGACCACCGTAACCGCACAAAGGAATTTCTCCAGTTCATCAAAGAATTCGGAAACAGTCCAGTGCGGCAATGCGGCGGCCACCCGGTTGCTGCTTACCGCGCTGCATACATAAACGTTCCGCAAGAAATTGTTATCAAAGAAGGAGGTATCGAACGTATAGCCAAAATGCTCCACTACTCTCTTGATGACTGTCAAAAGGTATGGCTGTACACATCGACGGCCATAATAGGGGCAAAGGGTAAAATTGTTCGTGCCGAACTCATAGATTGCATCGTTCTGAAGGTTCTCCCATTTGGCTTCCTGATAGAACACCGGCAACCATACAGCTTCAATGTCGTCCACCGAACCGTAGTAGTTCACCATATTGGCAGGTGGCTGGAAACGGTTCTGATTGTTGTTCGGCCAACTGATTGTACCTAAATCAAGTTCGTCAATATACAGATCATCATTCGTCAGCAGATTAAATTCCGCATTACCCGATACGAGCTGTACCTTAACCAGTGCATCTTCTACTGAGAGCAAAACCGCACTGCCGTAAAGCAGGCATCTGGCGTCAACGATGAGTGTGGCCGGAAGGATAGTCTTTTTTTTCGTCACATCCAGTCTGTTCACGTGCTTGAATATGGCATGATTGGCAGGCATGGGGAGTTCTATGTCCAAGGAATAATTGGAACTGCGGGTGAAATACGGATTCTCGGAGGTGAACGTGATGTTGAACCCTTCAGGAAGGGCGGCCAACTGCCCGTCAATGTATAATTCTGTCATTGCTTGTTGCGTGATTTATTGTTGTTCAACTTCTGATACTCTTTCTGAGCCTGGTTGATACCCCGTTTGCCGGTAACATAAGTTTCCGCCACCAGCGGATCATCCAGCCTGTTTTTAAGCTTCCGCAATACGCGGGTACATTCTATCAGCATCGCCACCATAGCCGGGTCATTGGTCGTCGTTGTGGCACTGGCAGCGGGTGCTTTGGCTGGTACGGTACGTGTACTCTTTCCGGAACCTGCCACAGCTGCTATGTCTTCAGCTGTCAGATTACCGACATTACCGCTACGCTGTGCCACGTCAATGGCGTCGAATATCGGTCGCAGATTCGGGTTGGCGACAGCGAAACGGTTGGCGACGAACTCGTTGGAATGCACGATGCCTTGTGGCTGATCCCAGTCACCGGGACCGGTATAGCCACCAGTGTAGAAGTTGCCGACCATCCCTTTTACTACAGCAAAAGCCGCTTTGATGGCAGCTACTTGGGCAGCTGCTTTTGCGGCACCGATAAAGGAAAGTGGAGCTGTTGCCGCCAAATTTTTTGCGGTGATTTCCAGTATGGAGATCTCAATAACACGTTCCAAAGCATCCAGTGCCATCATAATGGTTTCACGTAAGAAATTCTTTAGCGAAAGTTCGCCAGTGGCAATCATTTCACCAATCGTTTCTCCGAAGTCGGAAGCGATATCCGTCACCAGAGAGGCATATTGCCTATGCATTTCCATGGTTTTGTCGTACTTCTCTTTCTCGGCATCGGTCTGGGCTTCGACCTGCTCCTTCTGTATCTCCGTACGTTGTTCCTCAGTCAGTCGGTAGTTGTGAAGCAAATCATTCCAATACCGTTTCCGAATCTCGTTCACCTCCTGGGAGAAATCCTCCTCGGAAGTCAGGTTCCTATAATGATAGGAAGCTGCTTCTTCCAATTCGATACGGAGTTGTTTCTGACGAACTGAAAGGCGTTCTTTGGCAATCTTGTCTGATGCTTTCTGACGCTCCTTTTCTGTCTTTTCATCCTGTTTTTTACATTCTTCATTGAACTTGATTTGTGCCTCCAGCATCTTTACCTGCAACTTCTCACGTTCATGCGGCTCCAGCCCCATTATCGCCAATTTCTCATCCAAAGTCTTTTTCTCCAAATCTATCTGAAGGGCAGTATATTCCTCGTTAGTCTGGATTTCTCCCTCAAGATAAAGCTTCTGGAGATGGGTGAGCTGTTGCATGTGGTTAGTCTCTATATCCTCCAATTCCTTGCTGACACGTTTTTTCCGCTCTTCTTCAGATTCAGAACCTCCACCACTGCCACCGTTTCCGGTAATTGTTGGAGAATCTGGAGTAATAGTCTTGTATTTATCGTTGATGGCAAGCAACTGGGAGGTATAATCCTGCATCATCTGTTCGTAATACCGAACGTTATCGTCAAGACGTTTTTTCTGGGTAGCCCATACGCGGTATGCAGTGGGTGATATCCCGTTGACTGCTGCAAGTTCCTCAACGGACTTGTCCATATTGACGGGGTCATTTATCTCCCATTCGAGATTTTTAAATTTCATGGCATCGGAACCGTTCTCTTGAATCCATTCTGACCTTTGTGCCAGGGCTTCTTGTAATTTGGCATTGGCCGCTTGCTGTTTGGCTGTGAGCAACAGCTTTTCTACATAACCGTCCAGCGCTTGCGTGTTGTTGTTGATAAGCACCCCCTCTTCCGTCAATGAAGCATGATATTCCGGAACAATGGACTGAATATCTTCTAATGCAGCCTTCCGTTTTTCATATGGTTCTTTAGAATCCTCAAGCACTTTCCGTAAAGCATCCAGCTTATTTTTTTCTTCGCTAATGCTTTTTTCAGCCTCTCTATTCATAACCACCAGTTCCTTTTGCCTACGTGCTGCAGCAGAAGTACGCTGAGCGTAGATATACAGTCCTGTTGCTGCGGCTGCAACGGTTGTGGCAATAGCAACAAAAGGATTTAATCCTAATACCGCCCATGCTGCCCGTGCCGCTTTAGTTGCGGCAGAGAAGCGGAAGGTTAAAGTCTCCAGCGCTGCTCGGAAAAGTAGTGTACTTGCTGCTACTGTCCGGGTTACGATATTATGAGAGCGCATCTGTAATATCAACCTGCCTATTGCCTTGTAATCTCCTGCCAATGCGTCGTTCAAAGCAGTGGTGGCTACCCGGTAAGCCGTTTGGATGGCGATTCCTGCTCGTAAGACTAAGTTGTAAGTAGTATGATAAAGAGATATGAGCTTTAATGTGGTATAATAAGCTACCAGAGGAACTGTTAGTGTTATTACTGTTGTGCCCCATTTTTTGCACCAGTCAATCAATCCCGGCAAATACTTGAGCACATTGGTCAGCATATTTGTACTCACCGTCAGAGCCGGATTCAACTTTTCGCCAAGGTCAATGGCTGCCAGCTTCATCTTATTGCGTGCCTGCTCCAGTTTGGCCTGTGCAGTATCACTGTTTATGGCCGCCTGTTCATACGCCACATTGGTACCGGTGACGGCAGCGGTGAAGTCTTTCACCATCTCCGTGTTCTGAAGGATTACGGATGCGGTATTGTAGCCTTCCTCCCCGAACATCTTCTTGATGGCGCCTGCATCCACATTCTTGTTCTTCAGATTCTCCAGTGCCTTATCCAACCCGACAATTTTAGGGTTGGTCTCGTCCGCTCCGGTCTGAAGAACAAGAAAGAATTTCTTCAATCCCGTTCCGGCCACTTCATCCTTTATACCCCGATAGGCAAGAGTTTCAATCAATGCGACCGTCTGTTCAATGGGAACATTGGCCGAAGCCGCTGCGGTACCTGCATTCCGGATAGCTTTTGCCTGGCTTGCGATATTGGCGGAACCTGCCTGGGAGCCGGCAGCCAATACATTGGTAAACCGTCCAGCCTGGTCTGCCGCTGCCCCATATTGGTTGAGTGATAAAGTAAGCGAATCAACCGCTTCGTTCAGGGTGATGTCCTTGGCTGCCGCCTGCAATCGCATGGCTTCCTCCGTAACAGCCTTGAGCGCTTCCTTGTCTCCCAGCAGTTCCGGCTTGGCCGAACCGACCAGCATGAACGCATCCAGGATTTCGGCTGCCGACTGGCGGACACGCAAGCCCTCTTTTGTCATGGTGGTGGAAAGCGTCTTGGCCTGCCCGGTCAACCAGGCAATGCTGTCATCATCAAGTCCGGTCAAGGCTTTCAGCCCGGCCTGGGACTCCTCCAACTTGTTGCGTTCGTCTCTGATGGCGCGTAAGGCAAGGGTAAAACCGGTCAGGAAACCTATTACGGACAAGATAACCCCACCGAAACGATTGAACCAGTCCACCATGCTGCCAATACTGATTGTAGCCTTCTTGGTTTCAGTGGTGATGCCTTTTATCTCCTGGCGATGCTGTTTTAAAATCCCCTGAAGATGCTGTATCTTCGCCATGGTGCGGTTATACTCTTCGGATCCGCGTGTCATTTCCTTAATGTCACGCTGGAGACGTTTCATCTCCAAATCAATGGAATTGATGTCATTCTTAATTTCCTTGCCATCGATGTACAAGTAGACACCTCTTTTGACAGTCTTGTCACTTTTTGCCATAACGTTTTTCGATTGTTATTTTATCAAACTTCTGAAGCACATTCTTGAGTGCCTGGTCACCGTAATACTCTCCGGATAAATCAGCCAGTGATTCGATATTATCCACAATGGGAGGGTCTAACCAGGGTAGGGGACTTCGCCGGATAACGGCATAGTGTTCATCAACGGTACGCATGCGCCGGATGCGATATTCAGAAACACGTAAAGAACGCAGTTCCTGACGTTTCTTCTTATCGCTCCATGCCGAATGTCCCTTCATTATAATTCCGTTCTTGACGATATATCCACGCCCGGCGCCATACTCCCGGTACGCACCATACCGGGCAAAGCGGAAACCCAGACCGACATAAGCCGGTCCACCTTCACGGTCTTTCAGCCAACGGGATTGCAGTTCCCTACGCAATCTACCGGTTGCGTGTGTCCGTTGTAGAATATTTACGGAGGTATTCTTGACTTTCCACGTCCAGTTCTCAACTCCTCGATTGAATTTCTCGGAGGTCATTAAACTCTTTTCTTCAGTTATTGCCATAAAAAAGCCTTTAGTTCCGAACACAAAACTAAAGGCTGAAAAGAGTGGAAAAAAGGACAAGAATTCAACGGACAGAGAACTTGAAATCATTGATTCGGTTCAGCCATCCTTTCCGGAATACAAGCTGCGACGGATCTCTTTTGCAGATTTCTTCAATAAACCGGATTCTGTCTGTCTTGATAGCTTCGAACAGCTGCCGTTGGTTGGCCAGATTTATACTTGCAACCGTCTGAGGACCTACGATGCCGTCTACATTGATTTGCAGTAGTTGTTGTACCCTTGTGATACCGGGACGTCCGGAGGCCCACACCCAATCCACACAGATGTTCGCAATGGACTGGTTGTGTATGAAGTCCGCTTGGTAACAGTCCCAATAATACTTCTTGAAAACATGAAAAACGTCATCCGGAGTAATCATGCGTAAATCATCCGCATCAATGTCTCCGTCACCATCCTTGTCATAACCACATGATTTCCACGTAGACAAGGTTATCCCCATATTGGTTTTGCCACCTTTGTCATTTTTGTGGTCACTCCATCCGCCTTCCCATTTGCGGATGACCTTGAATAAGATTTCTGCTTTAGCCATACTACTTTTATATATTTCATTATCTTACGTTTCTTCTATTTCTATAATATTCAGCGGAACCTCCATCCATCCTTTTGTCGCATTCTCCATCCCCCATTGCAATTCGAACATTCCCGATTCCGGTACGGTGATTTCCTGTTCAAGCCATCGGGTGAGATTGCCTATGACATCATAACCGTCCGGCAGTTCAAACACATTGGCAACACCGTCCACGACGGTCTGTACCTTCATGAATTCCGTGGAGTTCTTATAAGTGGAGTTCAGGGAACAGAACAGCCGCAGACGGTATGTCCCTGGAGAGAGATGTATCGAGGCTGTCCTGTGTCCGTATGTATTCTGCGGGAAACCGTTATACCTGACATATTTCTCCAACACACTGTCCGGATACATGCCACTATCGTCACCTGTAGTTGCACCACCGACCCTGATATCCTCATTGAAATTGACGGAGTCCCCTTTGACGACAGTTCCGGCATCTTCCCCGGAATCCCATACAAAGGTCCGGGCTGTCGCCGAGTAATTCATCCTATTGATGCCAAGCCCACTGTCAAACACACATCCGGGGGCAACATCATCATAGGCCCATCCTATACTGATTACTGCCTTACGCGGCGGATTGATGGTGATGCTTGCGGACCGGGTTTCAGTCATCTGCCCGAATCCGTCCATCAGTTGTACATACAAGGTCTTCGCGCCCGTTGTATCAAACGTATAGGAGAAACGTTCCGTAAACGCAGTCCAACCGGCAGAGGTCAAATCCTCCGTTTCACCTGCACGGTAGTATCGGGGCATGACAGAACCGCTGTATGATATTTCAACACTCACAGTCTTTCCGTTCTTTTCAGGAACACCGTCCTCTATCACGACAGAGGACAGTACCAACGGGCTTTCCTGATAGATGATGGATGCGGATTTAACAGCGCTCTCTTCCGTAGACGACTTTATCTGGCAGTACAATGTCTTCGGTCCTGTGGAAAGGAATGTGAATTCTACGGTATCACCGCTCCACTCCGACCACACCGTGTCGGAAAAGTCCCTTTTCTCACTTATACGGTAATGTGTCACCTCACCCTTGCAATTCATCCGCACGCTGACCTTATTGCTCAAGGTACTGGCGGCACCTCCGTCTATCACAATGGATGACAGTCCGAAAAGGGCATCCACGATGTCCGGACTCCTATATTTCCCAAGGAAAGGGCCTATAGGGAACACCTTGTCGTACCAATTTTTATAGCCGTTGAAATCAAAACGGAAACTGTCGCCGCATCCTCCTTCAACCAGAGGCGAGGAGGCGGCAATGCGATAGTCCAGATTGATGGAATCGGCAATCTTGTACCGCTCGTCAATAGCCTGGAAATCGAAAGGGTAACGCGGGTATTCCAGTTCCATGTTCCCCTCTACTTTCCAACCGGACATTATATCCGCCGCCTGACCTCCCCAGGCTCCCTTATGTACACAGAAGTTGTCCAGAATACGGACATTCTTGCATTTGTTCGCCTGACTGAACAGATATGGCACGCCATACGAGAAGAGGATGTTGTTATGTATATTAATCAGATGCCCTATTGTCAACCCGGTATCATAATCGGACTGCGGGGGTTCCTGGAAGCCCCCCAGATAGAAAGCGCTTGAGACTTCCGTGCCGGGAGCGATGATATTGTTGAAAATCTCCACATCACCCATGCACAGGCACTGGATGGCAGGGCCGAAATGCCCGCGTATGACATTGTTGTATATTTTGCCACTGAGACCGAGGGCAAGAGCCGATGTCTGGTCCTTCTCCATACGGTTACCGCCATTGATGAATTCATTATAGCATATCTCGGCATCTTCGGCATTATTGAGCTGGAAGTTGTCATAACCCTGATTCTCATAGATATTACGGTATATGCGGGTATTGTACAAGTGGTGCGCACGGTATCTGACCTCCTCCCCGTTGCTGTTGGTACCGGTATAATAATTAGGACTGTAGTGTCCCAGATAGCTCCCTTCTCCGACCGTGTCATGAATATGGTTATGATGGAGCCTGAGATTTTCCAGCCTATAGGCAGGCCACCACCCCTGGGGGTTATCGGCCGTGGGGTCTGTCTTGATCATGAATCCGGCAAAATCCGCCTTGTCGATCTCGATACCAAAGAATTCAAGCTCGTTCGAATAGTTGGTGACTTGTATGGCGATATTCGCAAATTCCGGCATGGCAATCATTCTGAACCCCTTATCTAGATTATGATAGCCCCTGCCGTCAAAGACGATATGGGCGCAGTCATTGAAGAGTATGCCGAACCAATAGAACCAGTTGAATTCAAACGGCTCCTCAGTATCTATCGTGAAAATGATCGGATTCTCCCGCGTGCCCTTGAAATTGTCAAGACGCAGACGCATGGGGTATCTCTCACCGAACTGCGGGTCATATTTTAGGATAACCGTACAGCCTGCCGGATAATCCTTACCGTCTATAATCCAGCTCTCGGCTCCACCCACAATCTTGGCGTCGGGGACGAGATACTCAACCGCTTCATCACGGGGGGCAAGCGCGGGGGTAACGGTTATGAGCTTGTTGATACGTTTGGTAAAAGTCACACCGGTCAGGACATCTGTCACGTCCACCTCCACATCGTATATTCCACGGTCGGACACAGCATCGAAGGTATAGGGGGATGCCGCCCAGACAGTCGGTCCTGGACGGCTCGTGTCAAAGCCGACGGTTTTCACTGGTTCCGGTTCATTCTCCTTGTATATACGCGCAACGATGGTATTGTTGCGGGAAGTGGCATAACCGTTTTCGGCATATATCGAAAGATAGCCCCTTTCCCCGACACGCACTATCTCAGTGGCGGTAACCATAAAATAGGGCTCGGTGGCGGGAAGCATCGGATATGCGATTTTCCTGACAGAAGCGTTGCCGCTATCGTTGGATACACTGACGCTCTGTATGAACTCACCTGCGGCAGACATATCTACAGTCTCTGAGGATTTTCCCAGTACACAATCCAGGACAGACCGTTCAGGCCCGGCTCCACCATCAAGCAGATACTCGTGTTGCCTCACCCATTCGCTTGTACTTGATATGGTAACTTTGTCCCCGACCAGAGGGAAAGGGTTGTCAAGTCTTGCGGACAAGGAGGGAATGCCGATCAGGGCTTTCAGAATCTCGTGGTATTTCATATATTCATCATTATTCAATGGTTACATCATATAACTGGTCTGCTGTATATTCTCCGTTCCCGTCAAGCTTCGGACGGATGGAGAACGATGCCAGGCGGCCGACAGATACAATCCGGTTACCGACATCGTCCGATTTGGTTATGTTGAACACAACCATCCTGTCCCGGTTCTTGGACCGTGCAAGCAACACCAGGGTCTGGTCTGACGGCATACTGTATTGGGCAGCGCTGCTGAAGACTTCATTGCTGTAACGGTTTATACCGTCGTAGCCATCGGTGGTGTCGGCTGTCTCGTCAAACTCGACGCTGTAGTAGTTGTCACAGCCGATGCTGGTATTGTCCCGGTTATTCGTCTGGTACTTGTAATCGAATTCACGTACATATTCCGCGACGCTCTTGGCTGCCAGTTCCGCTGTCAGACACGGGCGGCCATCCATCAGGATGGCGCTCCCGTCGGTAATCTGTGCCGTGCCAGCCTCATATCCCTGTGCTTGTATGTACGCAAGGTTTCCCTGGTTGTTTCCGGCAAAATACACCGGTGAAGTATTGTCGGCCATGGAGTACAATACGGTCTCCTTATTATAAATATTACTGCCACTTATGAGGCTATGGACGCTCGAAAGGATGAAGATACCATGATTCTGCTCATTGTGCCGGACAAATATATTGTTCACATTGACCAGCCTTTCGATAGCGGAAGTGCTCGAACGCGCGAAAAACTCCTGGAAATAGCCGCTGCTGAACACGAAGGTATTGTTCGCGATTATTATTTCCTTGGACATGCCGGGGAACGTGAACCACGTGCAGTCCCATTGGTATTTCGGAAGCTCCATGTTATCATGCATGTAATTGCCGGATATGAATATCTTGTCCGCGCCGAGTTCATTGCTTATTCCGATGACCGGTCCGCAGGTCTTGTAGATATGGTTACGCTCTAAGAACAGTTGTTTGACCTTGCCTACGGAAATGGCTACCTCATTGTAATGGCTGCCGTCTATGTCACAATCCATGATATAGACATCCGTTGCCGAAAGGCTCATGATTGACGGGTGCCCGACCACTTCGGCCTGCATCACTGATTCGGAGAATCTTATCTTTGATATATAGACGGTATTCGCATCTGTAATGGAAATCGGCTGGACAACGACCTGCGACATACGGATATTATGGAGACACACATTCTCGTATCCTTTGACCGTAATGCCGTAGCGGGTGCGGTAATTGGAGTTCGGACTCTTGGTGCTCTGCCCTTTGACGGTCAGGTTCTCAAAGTACAGGTTGCGGCAAGGCTTGCGTTTGGAGATGTTTGTGGCATAGATGCAGGCGGGCTCCTCCGGTGCATAAACACCCTCGTAGGTATTGAAGTTCAGGAAGGTGATGTCCCGGATGATGATGTTGCTGCAATCCTCGATATGTATGCCACCGAAACCGCGGCCGTCGAGTGTGCATTTGCCGGCCCCGTCAATGGTAAGTATATGTGCGGTATCCTGGTTCCAGCCTTTCATCTCCACGCTCCACATGCTGTCCTCATCCTGGTATCTGTTGCCCTTGTAGTCTATGTTGGTCTGGGTGCATGTTATCGTCACATCCTGCGTCAGACCGTCGGGATAGTCCTCCATGACCGATTTGGTCGCGTTGTAGATGCCGAGATATTGCCGTCCGTTGTCGCTGCGGACATAGACGGGCGGTATGACCTTGTTCCAGTCCTCCGCTCTCATTGCCCAAAGATTCAAGATACCCGCAAAGAGACGCCCCACACGTTCGGACGTATTCTCACCTTTTCGGGTGGCACCACGTACCTGGTCGGAAAGGGACTGCAGAATCTCTATGGAATCATCTCCTTCGGCAGTATCGAACTCGATACCGGACTGCTCCAGCAGATCCAGGATGCCGGCAAAAACACGTCCGACACGTTCGGCGGTATTCTCACTGTCCTCGGTAGCACTGCGTACCTGTGCCGCCAGTTCCTTCAATGTCCCAAGCGTATCGTATCCCTCGGAAGGCTCGAATGAAATTTCGGATTCTTCCATGAGGGCAAGGATGCCCACAAAGAGACGCCCGACACGTTCAGCCGTATTCTCACCTTTTCGGGTGGCACCACGCACTTGTGCCGCCAGCTCCTTCAATGTTGTAAGTGTATCAGACATACTGTATCATAAAAATGCATTGCGGCAATTCAAAACCTTGTAAAGTTCGGACAGATGTATTGCCGCAACCACGCCATAAAGCTGGTTATCATTGTTTACCACATAATCCGCTTCCACATCCTCCAAGGAAAAAGCGAGCCACAGCCTTTTCTTCCTTTTGTCTTCCAAAATTTGGTTGAGCAGCTCATCAAGAATGCGCTCGCACTTGTCAAGGGCAGCCTCTATCTGCTCATAGTCGGAGGTGTCGGACACATGCTCCACAATGAAGAGCAGGTAATCGCGGTCTTTTCGGTATGCACCCGGATTACCGCCGTAACCGAATCCTGAGCCACGGTCCACAATCACTGCCGGATAGTGGAGCACGCTGTCCAGTGCCGTATGCTTCTCTCGTTCTGATGAGAGGAAGTGTACTTCATCATTCTCCTTGTGTCGTATATCGACATGCCTTTCAGCCAGATTCTCTATGTATTCCGAAAAAGTCATTTCTTCTGTTTTTGGGCGTCACGTATCCTTTTGTTGAGCAGGCGGAATGCCGTTGCCACCGGCATCGCCTGGTATTTCTCCATCACCGCCACATCGTCACCGACAAAGGCGTCGAAGATGTCGAGCCAGTTGACAGACGGTGCGGCGGGACTATTCCGCTTTTCCTCCGGTTCATCATCCAACGGAAAGAGGAAAGGAAAAGCCTTTGAAAGCCACCTCTTGACAAAAACGTAGTTCAGGAATATGGCATACTTGACGTACCTGTCAATCTTTGTCACCTTCATTATCCGTTTTTGCAGTATCAGCGGTTTCTGCCTGCTAAATAAGCCGTTTTTCCCACCTGATGGTAGGACAATATATTCGTTGTCCTTCAAATAGAGCATTGCTACGAAAGTGTCCAGTGAGGCATCCTTGCCGTCACGGACATATCGGTTGAAAGCAGTGTCCACGTGCATGAAGTGCTCGAAACACATCCCCTTCAGACGGTCACCCGGCGCTTTCAGCCCGGAGACGGCAGGAAGGATAAAGCGGTCCATCCGGACACGGCAGTCGCTGATGAACTCCACCAGTTCGCTCAGCTTATAACTGTAATAGGTGTCGGAACCGACCCCGGACGGCAGGGAATAGAACTCCTTCAGGAAGGATGGTTCGTCTATTTCCTGAAGATAAAGCCGCGACACGAGCAGGAACTGTGCCGGTGTCAGCTCCTCCCATTTCTGGGGTATCCGACGGATTATCTCATGGCGGATTCCGAATCTACGGTATGCAATGCGAAGCTCCCTCATGTCCAGAATGTGCGTTTATGGTCATTGTCCCGGTCGTATATCTGCCTGGGATCACCCTCATAGAAATTCTCAAAACAACTCCGTGCTGTACGCAGCAGAACGGTCATGTACATGTCCGCATCCGCTTTCAGATTCTGGATCTGTACGGCTATGCGCTCCGTATCGACGGGTCTCTTCTCCTCATTGCCCTTCTCACCCGGCTGTACAGCGGTGAAGTACAGCCCCCGGTCCGTGACGCTACCCGTCTCCATCAGCAGCCGTCTGACCGCCATTGCCACAATGTAGCGGGAGCAGGCAAGGCGTAACCGTTCCACACTCTTCCGGGCTTCTTCATCTTCTGGGGGATTTACCAGTCCGTCAATCAGATGCTCATACAGCTTGTCACCGATGGCCGGCTGAAGGAGCATCTCCTCGGCAAACTTCAGGTGCGGCTGCAGGCGAAGGAAAACAATCCGGCTGCCACCAATGAAACAGACGTCATTGACATCCGCGGTACTGCGGACAATGGCTGATTTACGGTCCTGATAGGCCTGGGAGGACGCGAACTCCGGATATTCGGCTATATGCGCATACAGGAACTCAAGCAGCTCGTCGAGCGCATTGAACCCCTTGTTGCGTAACGATGCCCGCAGGTTATCTTCCTGGTACTTGTACACCTGCTGGAATGATTCGCCGTTGTCGGATTTCTGACGTTGGAATCCCGCATCGGTGATACGCATGCTGATCTCATCGAAGTCATTCCAGAACGCCAGGTTCGCGTTCGCGCGTTTGCAGATCTCCAGCAGGCGGCTGTCCAGTTTCTCCCGTTCGGTTGCCCCTTCGGTATTCTGTTCCAATACATCCGGATTTGGACCGAATTCATATATCTCGACCACTTCTCCCACCATCGCATCGCCCAATAACGGTACGAGGTATTGCCGGAAAGCATTCCGGAGCGGTGCCTCCATCATGTCAAAGGAGATGGCGGTGTTCACCTTCATCACCGCTTTCAGCTCCTTGCCGTTGTTCCATTTTTTTGCACTGAATATCATTAGCTCAATGTTTTTTTGGTACCGCTGCCGGTATCGAGGGTTACTAAAACGGTATTGCGGAAACGCAGCTCGCATTCCGGCATGCCGTTCATTTTGATATAGAGCTCTATAGGGTCCAGGATATTCTGCCGGTCAATCCACGCGTTGGCAATGTTCACAAGGAAAGCCTCACGGATATTGGAACCGCCCTGGTTGCCGGCATAGGTGCCACCGGGCATACCTGCACCGAGCACATTCGGATTCACCATCAATGCAAACAGAATTTCCGAGTTGGCGGCTGCCGACACCGGAAGATTGTCACTGCCCTGGTATTTGTTCTCCAGCGGCTTGATTTTCCACTCCTCCTCAATCCTGCCGTTCATCTCGTTCACGGCATAATGAGAGAAGATGGGCTTCTCCGCATTGTCCGGTCCGCAAAGGTTCTGCTCCACAGAATCCATGTACTTCTGTATGGCCGCCTCACGTTCCTTGGCAGAATAGTCCTTAGACGGGTATTTCTTCTCCCAGTAGGAATACGGTATCTGTACATGCCACTTCCAGGTTATCTGGTTCTTGTAGGCTTTCTTGAGGAAATGGGGGATAAGATGGGCTATCTCCACCCATCCACAAACGTAGGCGGGCCACCAGATGGGCATGCCGTAAAGGTCGTCGTTGCTCCAGCTGTCGCGTACCGGCATGATGAAACCGTCCTTCACCTTTCCGGCAAACTTCAACACCTCGGCATGCATCTGCGGGTCGTATTCGGAGAGCACATCCAGCCTGGTGTATTGGCCCTTGTCCGGACGTTGCGGCCAATATCCGGAAATGATGCACTTGCAGGCACCATATTCGTCCACTTCGGAATAGCGGCGGTAAAGCGCATTGACCGGATTGACCCCTGCAAAAGAATTGCCGGCAGCCGACGGCACAAACTGGACGGCACCGTTGCCGAACTTCAGGTAATCCCGAAGCACCTTCTCCATGTAACGCCTCACATTCCGGGAAGCAATAAAAGTCTGTACCCGGCTATCGGTAACGGGCTTCAGTATCTCGTTACCATCATTGTCGTAACCGTTCACCGTACAAGGATATATGCCTTGCCCAAGTGTCAGGTTACGAAGAAACTTCAGGCCCGTATTGAGCACGCTGGTGTTTCCTATCTCTTCAGCCGCCTTCTGGGGGAAATCATTCTCATCTCCCCATGGACGCACCTTCACTCCGTCGATGTCTATATAGGAAACATTCGACAAGTCATATGGCGCCAGGATTCGGGTACGCTCCTTCATTTCGTTCTGGGGTGTTCCCGTCGTTTCGCCGAATATGTACGTGGACTGCATCAGCAGGGGAATACCGCTTGAATTAAACAATATGTTCATCAGAATATTATTTTCTTTTTGTTATACTCCAGTATCAGGTCAATATCCACGGGGTAGGGGTGTCCTTCCGGATTTCCTTTGCAGTCGCAGGGCTGCACGCCCCGGAGCTGGTATTCCTTCATGTTCATGCGTCCTGCACCGCAGGCGTAGGCCTGGGGCATGAAATAGACCTTGCCTTCCTTGCTGACGAACTTTATCGAAAAGATGCGCCGGCGTCCGCGTTCGTCCGTGCGGATGTCCATGTCGGCCAGAGCCAGGTTTCTGCGTATTGTCTCCATATCGTTATATCATTCAAATGTATTGTCAAATGTTCTGTCGAATATCCGCCCATAAATACCATTGTCACCGGTACGCTCGAAAGCCAGATGCAGGCGTGATGCCTGACGGAATGTAAGTGAGACATTGATTTTCTCGCTGCCGGTACGCTTGTGAGAGAAATCAATGTCAGTGGTCACCACTTCTGTCGATGTTTCCGTATTATACAGCTGCAAAGAATCAGTTGTTATCAGATCCAGTACCTTTCCGTATTGTCTGGTGTCCAGATAGCCGCTGTTTACCGTACGGCTGTCAATGTATTTGGATGAAGTGCGGACGGTTCTCTGTAACAGTTCTACCGGATCACCCTCAAGTTCGGGGGAATATTCCACCAGTCCGGTGAATGCCATTGTCTCCGGCATACCGAATGCGTTTCGGTAAATGAAATTGGTGACATTCCTATACTGTCGGTCATCATTGACAAATCTCACCTTATCCTTTACAGTGCCATCTTTTTTCAATAGGACATCATAATATGTGATGGATGATACGGCAATACCGGACCGACGTACAATCTTATCAAGTGAAAAAGAAACAGCGAGCATACCGGCAGTGGCATCCACTTGCTCACTGACTGTCTTGTACTTTTCCTTTCCCGCATCCATGTAGGCTATGCTCATGTCCACCGACATGCCTTTATGGGCAGTAAAGGTTAGATATTCCATTCTATCATGGGCTGTACGGATTGTGCTCTCATGTGTCAGAAAAAGTACGTCTGACGGGGATACCGATGTGCGACAACGGCTGTAATAAGCATTGAAACTCCTCCGGACCGTGTCCTGCTTGTCTGAAAACACAGCGGTTATGGACAATGGAGCCTGATAATAAGAGACTACATTGTTTGACATCCCTTTCGGGTCATGCAGGGAGAAGTGACTGCGGAGCATTTCCCCTATCTCATGGATTACCACGTTGCCTTTCAAAGCGTAATAGCTCTCATTGAAAATCTCCGTACCTCCGGTTTCAATACGGACATTCAACTGTTCATCTGTGATTCCTGAGATTTTTATTTCCCCGATTTCCGAGATGAAGCAGTCCACTCCATCATGTATGCCGTCCACTACCATTGCCAAAGGTTTTTAGAAATGCCCAACACCAGTGACCTGTTGTACAAGTCATATCCTGCTCTGAACTCCCATTGCTTATGGCGATATTCTGCCGACAAGACTTGCCAGGAACGTCCAATTTCCAGACCTAAGGCAAGAGCATTGTTGCAGACGACCGGTTGCCGGTAGTCCACCACTACCGTGCGGTCAAGCAATGAATTGCGGGATATGACGTCGGTCAGCTCCACTTTCAGGTAAGGGCGTTCAATAATTGTATCAAGATAATGCTTCTCCGAGAAATAGTCGGCCAGTATAGCCGCCGTATCCACTTCTGTGGGTACCTCACGGACAATCACCTCCGGTTCCGGAATGGCAGAGCGTATCGTATCATGCCTGACCACCGTTTCCGGTACATGGACAATGCTCCGTTTCCGGGAACCCAGCCAGTGGCCGGCCCAGCCGGAAAGAAATGCGATAACCGCACAAAGCAACATATGGCTAACCTTCCGTCTCATCGGCCTTTCTTCTGAATTTATCCGTGACTGTCACCCACAATATTCCCACCTGCTTGATCAGCGTATCTTTCGGCTTGCCGTCGATGACCGCCAGGTTCTCCAGTATGCTTGTCACGTGCTCGACGCAGAACCAGGTCATGACGAACACCTTGACAATGGAAAAGAATAGGGTGGCCAGCAGCATGACAAAGCTTTCTTCTGCTCCGGCCTTGCTCTCCAGATAGAACGAGTGGGTGATATAGATGATAGTCAGCCAGATACACAGCTTGATGATGCAGCGTGAGAAACGGAAGCTTTCAAATCCTATTCCCTGGACCTTGCTTGCCCGGATGCCCGTCCACATCTCTGAGACAATGGCGACGAGCATGGCCATGGCCAGGAACGGTGTAATGCCTATCCATTCGCTGACTACGGCAGTGACGGCGCTGAAGGAGATGGCCGGAAATTGCAGGTTGTACTTGAAGCTCGGAGCCACCGAAAGAAAGAACTCCTTCGGTGAATCATACCCATAGGTGGCGACGAATCTTGTGAAAAAGCGTATCATATCTCTTTTTTTGTCACAAAGATAGAACCCAACCATCCGCTCTCATAGGACAAAAAAAGCCCCTCCGTGGTTGAAGGAACGGTAACACGACCAGCCATTCCGCTTTTCGGGCCCCATTCCGTTTGCGAGCGTGCGAGCAAACGGAATGGGTGCGCCCTGCACCCCTCCGTCAAATCAGCCCCTCATCGCCAAAACTGTAATATCCACCATTCGTTATAATCACGTGGTCTATCATTGTGATATTGAATAACCCTGCCGCCTTTTTAAGTTGCTCCGTCAGCCTCTTGTCCTCATTGCTCGGTCGGATGTTGCCACTCGGATGGTTATGTACCGCTGCAAACTGAGTAGCCCCCGTATCAATCAGCACACGCATAATCAGCCTTATATCCGCTAAAGTCTGGGTTATGCCGCCTACCGATATGCGTACTTTCTTGATGAGCTTGGCAGATTGATTGAGAGATATGACCCAAAACTCCTCATTCGGCAAATCTCCTATCAACGGCCCCATCAGTTTGTATATGTCTGCACTCCCGAATATCTCCCTGCGTTCCACCTGCTGCGACTGTTGCCTCTTGTATATCTCCACGGCTGCCACGGCTACCCTCCTGCGTCCAGGAGTCAAAGAGGAAAACAATTTTTCAAGGTCTATCACTTCGTTGCTGCGTTCGATGTCCGAAACAATCTGTCTGTTGTTGCTGATTTCGTACAAAAGTTCACTGTCGCTCATGTAGCGGCATGGGCTATCAAATAAAGTATTCATAATATCCGTTTTTTATTAGGTAGCCCACCCGAAAGTGGGCTATTCTGTTTGTTATTCACTGATTAGAAGCTGCTCCAGTTCTTCGATTTTTGATTGTATTTTTTTCTTCATAAACTTTATGAACTCGGCCAGCAAATAACGGTTAGAAATGGTAAAGATGTCGCTATTACTGCCATAGCCCGAAGCGTCCGTAAATCGCAATTTATAGAGGGTCGTTTCAAAAGAGTTGTCCTCTTGCAGCTTTCCTGCCGCTTCATCCAGCTTATCCATAGCGTTGATGAATGCGGTACGGTTACGGGAAATTTCTTTCTTCCGTTCCAGCTCGGCCAAACATTTCTCCAGCTCTTTCGTCTTGCGGTTGATTTCCTCCTGCAATTTGGCAGCCTCGTCCTTCTTGGGGTTTTTCCCTTTACTCTTGGGTGTATCTGGCTTTTCCTCTTTCTCCGGTTGCTGTTGGGGCTGTTTTCCCTGCTTTCCTGCCTCTTTCATGGTTTCTACTGCTTTAGTTACTTCCTGACCGATTGTTTTTACTTCTTTTTCCATTGTTGTAAATTTAAAAAGTTAATAATTAATGATTTATAAATAGTTGGTTAACCTACTTCTCTAACTTGTGTACCTGGCTTTCGGCAAAGAGATAGCATAAAGGAAAAAAGTCCTCTTTTGCTTCCTCTTCCTTACCCTGCTTTTTCTGTTCCTCAATGCACTGCTTTTCCGCTTTCGATGTGATGGGCATTCCCCATATAAGCAGGGCTTTTTCTCCCTTGCGGACGGTGTAGCCAGCATCTTTCCACTCCTTGAAAGTCTTTAGGTTGGTGTACCCTTTGCAGGCATAGTAAAACCGCAACAGACCGTTTACCGTGTCATCCTCGTTACCCATATATTCGCCCAAATTTCTGCGAGCGACCAACGACTGCGACAATGTTTTTAACTGCTGCCTTTTCAGCAAACGTGCTTCACGTTCTTTCTTTTCGTCTCTTTCCTTTTTCATGATTCTATATATTAATATGTTATGTATTAAAACATTACGCCTCTATAATCACATAATCCTCCACCGTCTGAAAGTACGGGTCGGCCGTTGAAAGCAATTCCCACTTCTTCCCGTTCATATCCCGAAAAAGAATGCTCAATTCCCTAATCCCGTCAAATTTCTTTAAAATTCTGTACCCTTTGAAATACTTGTTCAAGACCTCGATAGCTTGTTTGTAAGTGAATGTTTTCATAATGCTGCAATTTTTATGTTGAACCTTGAGCTTCCGGGTGTGAGCCTTTTCAAATTTGGCTGTTTCCCTGATTGGAGCTTTTTTTTTCTGCGTCGCCTGTCGCTACGCGGTATGTTTCGCCTTTTTTACGCTGCATCAAAAGGTGTTGTAAGGAGCAAGAGCAAGTTTTTCAGAAAACCGGAACGGCCTGAATACTACCCGAAGGGTGGAGATTTTTTCGGAAACGCCAGCCCGAACTTGAGCCAGTGACGTCAACATTTACCTTTGCAGCACAAAAAAGCGAAACTGCGTGGTGATAGGGGACAGAAATGAAGGGCGACAATCAGAAAAGGAAACAGCCTGAAACGCATAGTTGAAAACTATACCGCTCTACGGTCTCTACCTTAGCTATTGAAACGGAAAAGACCGGGTCTACCTGCATGGATGCGGACAAACGCAAGTAGCTGCCGCTACTTACCGCTGAGACGCGCAAAATCCGTACTGGAGGAAATAGATTTGCCTGCCTGTTCCTTCAGTACGGATTTTGCGCGCGCCGTGCTCTTTGTTAATGAATGTTATAAGAAATATACTTCTTTGATAATGAATACAGAATACCCCTCTTTCCATCCGAATGGAAACAGAAACGGAAGTTTCTGCCGACCGCGCCCTATCCAAAAACGCAACCAAAAGCGCAAGAAACAAGGAAATATGACAAGGAGGATGCCCCTCGGCCAGTCCTGCACACGGCGTTCTGTCCTAAAGTGCAGCGATTCCCATTGCGGACGTTGCGAGTCCTGCCATAAGCATTGCGATTGTGATTGCGGATGTATGTGTATGAGGTGAATCAGATACGTGCGTCCACGAATCCGTATGCCTGCCTGAGTAGGTGCCCGTACTTCGTCCATACACGCTTATCCACCGCATCACCGAAGTGGGTGGCTTCTTCCGGAAGGATGGACTGGTTACGCTCGCTGCGCTTATCCTTGGCAAAACGCCCCTCGCGGTCCTCGATGACACGCGTATTGTTCATGGAGATGAGTGTATATTTGCATTTCGAGCCGTTGAAACGCTTCTTCGGGAACCGTTCGTCTTTCTCTGCCAGGATGGAAGCCCAGAGCAGGTACTTGTCATGCTGCGGTGGCTCCATGCCCGCATGGGTGTGCTGTTCCACCGTCCACCCGTGCTTCTCCAGACGCTCGATGGCAAGCTCGTTGTAGGACTTCTTGTTGTTGGCACGGCGTGCATCCCCGTAACGGTCACGGTAATAATGCAGGTGTTTGTTGATATGGTTACGGTAGTAGTGGCAGAACTTGTCCATCAGCGCGTTCACCATGGTGTCATCCTCTTCATCACGCTTGACGAAGAACTCGTTGATGTTGTTGTCCACCGGCTCACGTGTCAGCAGCTTCGTCACGAAGTCATAGTTGCGTTCCTGCGCCACTTCCAGGAATGAGGCGGCACTACCCCAGTCAGGTGTCAGCTCTATCGGCTGGTTGGGATTGCAGTCCAGGTCACGCCGGCTGTCATCGTTATTGGCAAGCTGCTGCCAGTTGTAGTTATGATCTTCGGCAAAGTCACGGATATAGTCGTCATTGGTCGCATTGTAATAGATATGGCGTTCATCCAATTGGTAGTAGCAGCTGTCAATCTTATCCACCATGAAGTTCAGGATCTCTATCATGAAGGAAAGCTTATCCATCACCTTGTACTGGTTCAGGATATAGTTCATGCCCACATTGGCGATGTTGTCGAAGATAGAGCCAAGGATAAAGAGCGTGCCGTCCCGTGAAACGAATGGCGTGATACTTTGCCTGAGACGGACGGTCTCGTTCCAGATCTCCTTGAACAGTCCCGCATCATTCGCAATCCTTGCATCAATGAGCTGCATCTGTAACCGCACAATCTTATTCCAGACATCAAACAGCCGGATGCCGCGTTCTTCTTCATAATACTTGGCCGGTTCAAGCAACCATTTCTGTTCAGGCGTGTACGGCATGGAGGAGAGGAAGGTGTTGCCGTGGTGCTTCAGCACCGGATGCTCCGACTTGCGCCCGAAGATATGCTCATTGCCACGGTTGGTCGGCGCCGCCTCCTGGTCGAACTTCTCCTTGTCGAGTGTCAGCGCTTCATCGGTGATGTTGTAGTCCGCATTCGGACCGCGGCTGTTGCCGCCCTGGGTAAGTATGTAGAGCATATGCCCGTTGCTGAAGCTGATACCATACTCAAACGACATGATGTGCTCGTAAGGTTTATACCATCCCTCAATAGGTTTGCGACAAACCACATAGTCACCGGTCTTGCTGACCGGGTCCCACTGCTTATAACCGAGCATCTCCAGCATCTTGAACGCTGAAGGCAGGGTTTTAGTCAACGCCTGCCCAATGGTGGCCTGGGTGAGCGTAGTAATCCCTCGCGGCATGAGCCGGATGTTGTCATCTATCACGGCACCGGTAATGAATGATTTACCCGTGGCACGCGAGTAGATGACATATCCGTTCTTGTACGGCATCACGAGGAATGCCGCCTGCGCCGGATTGACCTGTATGACCTCTTCCCAGACGTTTTCGTCCATTGTCCTGCCGTATCAATATCGTGGGAAAACAATGTAGTTCACACCTTCGGAGGAGGTCATGCGGGGCATGTCCTGTCCGGTATCAGCCAGCAGCTGCGGCACCTCTTCCGGCCTGAACCTGGCAGATACGGTACAGACAATCTGTGTCTTGCTGACCGATACCATATCAATGTGCTTATGGTCAACCAAGTAAGAGATGAGTCGTTTGTTTGTCAATTTTTTCATGGGTAATCTGTTATGAGTTCATTATTTCTTCCGCTTGTGCGTCGTCGATAGGCGTGTACATCGAATCCACCAGAATCTTCTGCTCTTCCTGGGAAAGGTTGCGGATGGCATTCAGGGGAATATCCACCTTTTGCCCCATACTATTGATCTGGATGTAGAATACATTCTTCTCCATGCGTCGCGGGTCCTCGACGGAAGCCGGCTTCTCACCAATCATCTGATGCAGCACTTTCTTGGCGTTGTTCCATTGCTTGAGATCACCTTTGAGCTTGCAATCCCGGATAAGCTGAATCTGGTCCTTGATCATCCAGGCATACCAGAAGTCCCAATCGAACTGGTGCTGTGTCTTGAACAGCTCTTTTGCCAGGGCGATGTCCTTCCTTATCTGGGTACGCGAGATACGGTATTTTGCCAGCATGATGTTGATGATGTGGCTCTCGTTCGGATAGTCATCCAAAAGACGTGCTATCTGCAGCACCCGGTTGCACTGCACACGCAGATGCTCCGGCAGCGGACTGTTCTCCGGGTCGATGATGTGCTGCTGTATAAGGTCGTAGGATTGCTCCTCCAGTGCGGCCTTGCTTTTGGATGCCGTCAGACGGTTGTTATTCATACTCAAGATACTGCTGTTGCGATTTGATGAACTTGATAAGCTCCTGCTGTGCCGGGTTGCTGCCATTGACGGCCGACTTGATGAGTGACTCCCGGAGTTCAACCGTCTGGCGAAGATGCCCCCGGTAGAAGGCGGTCCGGACTTCGGTGCCCGGTGTGCGGAGTTCCGCGAGAAAGTCCGTCTCATCGGCACCTATATTGATGGCTATCAGCCCCGGAGGGATCAAACGATAGGCCATCTTCTCTATCTCCTCACGTTGTTCCTGAGTCAAATTCATCATTCAGCATTTTAAAGTCAAAATCAAAAATATCTCTGCCGGTATGGATGATTCCACGTTCCAGCTTCGGGTTGTGCGTGGCGTTCTGGCTGCCCACTACGGTAATCTTCCAATCCTCGTTATACAGCAGCGCCACCTTCGCATGAAGCGCGAGGCAACGGTAGCAGTCCGGGAACGTGGTCACCAGATAATCGAACGGTTTGGGTGATATGCTGCGTACCCGGTTGTCTATCAGGAACCGCACCGACAACAGCTCGCCCGTTTCCACCTTCCGGTGAATCGCCGCAATGCTGTCCATGGAGATGGAATAGGTGGTAAGCAGCAGGTGTGCCGGGCCTGTCTGTCTGAGAATATAGAAAATCAACTGGATCAGGTTGAACGCCCCTGAAGAATAGAAATGCTTGTCCCTGCCGGGTACCAGCACCCCCATGGCGTCCGGATGCAGCAGCTTCTCCGCAGCCAGGTCGTGGCCGGAGGCTGCCGCATCCGTTCGGTGGATGTAGCCTGTCGGGTATCGGTCTCCCTGCATAGGACTTACTGCATCATCCGCCGGCATCATCTTATTCTCAATCTCGCTGCAACAGACCAACATAACCTAACCTATTGCAGTTCTGCCAAACGATATTCTATCCTTTCCACCAGTGCTTCCTGGGCAGCCACCTTCTTCTCGTATTTCACGCGTTTGGGGCAGTCGGGAAGGGGATTCTCCTTGCCGTCCTTGGGCTTGCTTTCCGAAGAGTACAGCAGCATGTTCCTTGCCTTGGTAATCTTGCTCTTGGCATTGGATTTCGCTTTCCTCAGCTCTTCCACGGATAGGGAACTGATGTCGGTCTCGTCCTCTTCCTTTTCCGGATTTTCTTCGGGGGTATCCGCTTTTTTGTAGAGTTCGTCCAGCTGCTCTTCAGTCGGCAGTTCCCTGTCCTGCTCGAACTGCCTTTTGATGGCAGCCAGCAGTGTCATGCGGTTGGAGAGAAAGGCTATACGGGCGACAATATCCTTGCGCTGCGTGCATACAGCCTGCGTGTTTGTCTCACCCAGTCCGGCAAGCATCCGGTGCTGGCGTGAACGTTCGTTGTAGCATTCCCGGAAGTCATAGATGATTTTGGCCATCACCGGAGGATAGGCGGGCTGTTCGTCCGCCTCACGCGCCAGTTCCCTCTCCGCAACGGCGACAATGGCGGCAGCCGTCTCTTCGGGAACCGTCTCGGAACGCCCGTCATTGCCCGGCATTGCATCATCTGCCAGGTCCACATCCTCAAAGCGCGGGTCATCCGGATGGTACCACACCTTGATCATCTGCCGGATTTCATACTCCAGCTTCTCGCGGGTATGCGGCTTTTCGCCCTGGCGTGCCAGACGTGCGGCGACAAACCCCTTATATCCAGAACGGGTCAGGATATTCACACCGGTGCTGTAGTCACGTTTCTGCGAGTTCAGCCACTTGATGCCGTCCCTGCGCGCCTCGATATAGTTCTGTGTAATCTTTGACATTGTATGTACGTTGTTTTTTGATGATACGCAAAGCTATTGCGGTTTTTGTTGCCGGAATAGGACAAAACAAAATGTCCGCCCCTGCCTGAGAGCGAGAGACGGACATGAACAACCAATCATGAACAAAAAGGCTTATGGCTCTTCTGATGCGGCTTTTACAGTCAGGATGTCCTCCGTATCTCCCTCATACACACATTTGCGCGGTGCGGTAAAGGTGTAGTGGAGGGTGTTCTGGTTGCGGGCGGTGGAGCTTGCTCCGGTAGTGGCACCGTCACCCGACGCACGGAGCGCGCCGCGCCGCTTGTCACCCATCAGGTAGTTCGTGCCGTTGTTGTCGGTCACGATAAAGAACATCTTGCGCCCTTTGGTCGCATTCTCAAAACCGAATATCTTCTTCCGCATCTTGGCCGAAATGATATTCAGGTCCATTAGGAACGATTCCCCGCCGCTTTCTCCCTGGTCGGTAATCTTGAACTCGGCCAGCTCGTCGGTGAAATCCATCTTGTATGCCCTGCAGCCTTCCTTCATGACCAGGTCGCCGACCAATGTACCGGCCGCTTCAAGAGAAAGGGGAGATTCCGTCTTTTTCGGGTAGTCCGGCCATGTGGCCACATCCGCATGATAACCGAAGATGACGGACGGTATGATACCGCCCATGTTGTCCTGGTTCTCGCAGTCCATTGCCTCGTTGATGTCATCAAGGGCAATACATAATTTAGGGTCTACTTCTGCCATAGTCGTAGGGTTTATTCGGATTTAACAACATAGGTGCCCGTCACCTTCTCCAATTTGCCTGCAGCGGGCGTCTTCTTCTGCACGGCAGGAGTGGTGTATCCGGCAGCCTCCAGGAACTCGACGGTATATTCCTTTCCACCGGGAACTGCCACATATGTACCGGACTCACGCCAGGCTTCCTCGCCCTGGATGCGCCATTTGCCTCCGTTGTTGGCCGCTTCATCCGGTGTAATCGTCACTTCAATGTATCCGAATGGATTAGTCCCTTCCGGGTCTACCGGACGGTCGTTGACGCAGAACTCGGACTTGTGCACAGACACGAACTGGAAACCGATCACATACTTGCCCGCAGCATCGAACGTATAGGGATTGCCGGACATGAACGGCTTGATGGACTTGAAGTCGCTCTCCTTGTCAAAGCCGTAGCATACGTTCTCCTTGGTGGTCAGCATGACGAACTGGCTGCCGTCGGGAAGGTTCGGAACACGCACCAGCTCGCAACGATTGTTGGAGCCAAGCAGGTGCTGCGTGTCGGAAGTGTCCTCCTTGAGTCCGATGACAATCACGCCTTCACTTTTGCGCCAGTCATCATACATGTCACCGATGTCATCGCTGATGAACATCTTGATGTTCTTCTTGCGCTTGAAGGTACGCGGCATGTGGCGCCACATCTCCAGCAGCTTCTCGCCGACATTGGCAAGTGTCAGCTCACCGGTCGCATAAACGTTTCCCTCGGCACTGGAGATGTCTCCGACTGCCTCGCCTTCAGTAACGATGGTACCGATACCGTCGAAAGAGTCCTGAATGTCCGTCTTTTCTTCATCCGCACTGTATTTTGCCGTGAAAATGGCAAACAGCAGGTCATTGGATGCCAGTTCATGTCCGTGGTTGATCAGCCACAGCTCGAACGGGTGTTCCTTGCGGAGTGTACCGGGAACCTCGGCGATGTAGGTGCGTCGGTAGCGCTCAGGCTCGTCGGACATCTCCATTACAACGGGACGCACAACCAGACGTCGGGGAACAATCTTGCCCAGATACTTTCCGGCAGTGAACTTGCCGGTGTACTTGCCGGAGATGCTTCCGCCCTCCACCTTGCCCAGTTCAAGGGAGTCGGTTATGCCCGGTACCGGAGTGAAATGTCTCAACACCTCTGAGGCGTCGAGCTTGTCGACCGCCTTCAGGATGTCCTTGTGCTTTTTTACCGCGGTCAGAACGGCGGTAATGTCAATAGGTGCTTTAAAATCCATAATAGAATAGTTTAGTGTTACTCATTCTCAAAACTGTTGATCGGGTCTGTGGCGATGTCCGCAAACTTGTTGTCTTCGTTCGCTTCCCGGTGGCTGTCGGTACCCGTTCCGGGTATCTTGGCGACAATGTCACGGATAACTTGTACCTTGGCCTTGTTGTCGGCGGCATTCTTGATGCTGTCACTCAGGCTGTCAAGGTCATTCACGACTGCCGTCAGACTGTTTTCGGCAGTCTCCTTGGCAGTGTTGGCGACAGCCAGGTCATTCTCCGCTTTGGCTTTCGCTTCGTTGGCGGCCTTGACGGCGTCATTGATGGCCTGCAGATTCTCCACGGTAAGCAACATCTTGCCGTCTTTTTCCTCAATGCCTTCGCTGTTGAGGATCTGGTTGATGAAAGTAAATTCTTTACGCATAACTGTATTTGAAGAATTAGAAATGTCAGTCTTGTTGCCGGTAGGGAACAGCCCTTTGATACCGTCGATAATCTGTGAGACCAAGTTTTTGTCACGGCCTTCCGGTTCCGGTTTCTCCTCCGAATCGATAGCCGGCAACGGTAGACCAAGCGCGGTGAAGCAGTCGGTCATTTCATTGGTCACCTGCGGCTTTTTATGGGTACCGGGAATGATCTTGTCTATGAATCCCCATTCCTTGGCTTCGGCGGCAGGCATCCAGCGTTCCTCTTCCATCAGGGTGATAATCTCCTTCAGGCTTTTGCCGCTACGGTTGATGTACTTCTGTGCAATCATCAGGTCAATGGCTTCCGCGCTCTTCTTCTTGTTCTGCAGTTCCTTGATGGTATCCTCCAACTGGTCCGCATTGAGCTGGCCCCAGATGTCCACTCCCAGGCTGCATTTATGCGCCAGCCACATGCCGTCCTCGTGCATCTCGATGGACTTGGCGCCAAACGCCAATATGGTGGCTGCCGAAGCGTTGAAGCTGATGAACTCCACCGTCACATTGCCGTGCTCGGCCATCAGGGCGGACATGGCGACCGCTTCGGCCACATCACCGCCATAACTGGAAACCTTCAGGCGTACGGGCTGGCCTTTGGCCTTGTCAAGAAAGTATTTCAGATAATTTTTATTGTACCAATACCGGTCAATCGTTCCGAATAATGTGATAACTGTCTCGTTCATAAAACTTATTTTTGCGCAAAGAAAAACGCAAAAAAAACGGTACCCAAGGACATTGGGCACCGTCAGCGGACAGATAAATGTTTGACTGAAAGAGTGTTGCGTGTCAGCAAAGGAAGCCGTACGGTTATATTTCCTCCATGTTTTCAATATAGACGGTCGGTTCATCCTGGATGCAGGTGAACGTGAATGAGGTGCCGTTCCGTTCCGACACGGAACGTCCGCTTGTCTTGTTTGTGGCGAACAGCATGAGTGCGTCCTCCTGCCCACACCAATGGACCGCCCCGTTGCCGTCCACTGCCAGTACATACCACAAGCCACGCTCCAGCGTCTCCACCAGCTGATGGTTCGCCGGGGAAAGTTTCGGAATCACCCCTTCAATGGAAACATTCCAGCAATCCCCCGCATCATTCACCTCCTTGTCTTCATTATAGGAATAGGTGTCATTGGCATATACCGGTATGGAAACAATATCCTCCCGGTTGCGGAGTTCCAGATAGTTCAGACCGGCGGCATAGTCCTTACGGATTTGCACGAACGAGGCCGGAGGCACGGCAATCACCTGCAACAATCCTCCGACGTTTTCAAAATCATAATGCATTGCTTTCATAAGCCATTTTTCCCTGCTGGGAAATTGTCCCGAATTCGGACAACTTCCCCAAAATTATACGGTTAATAAAGTCTAAAATCGTGGTATTCTCCACCGTTTTCCTATATCCATGCCGGTTATACTCCCTGCGGATAGTCTCATAAGACCAGGTGTCGTCATCAAAGCCGAAGCTGTTCTGAAAGTTGCGGATGGCGGTCGAGAGTGGGATTCCGATACTGACATGGGTGTCGAGATAGAGGAAAAGCATCTGCTTGATCCGTCTTTCCACCTTGCTGCCGAACGCCACCACTTCGGTATTCGACATCGCCCATCCGTATCGGTAGAAGTCATCACGGCGTATCTCCACCGCCACGTTGGCGGTATATCGTGCCAGGTTCCGGTATCTGTTCTCGTATCGTCCGGGTTTTGCAAGCCTGGAAAGGAAGTCGTTCTGTAGCTCCTTGTCCGGGGACAGATTGACTATTTCGGTCCAAGTGTCGTCCGGGGCATTGAAATTGTACAGCAGGAATTGCTTGACATAAGGCTTGCAAGGGAGCCAGCAAACAAATCGGTCTTTCTTCGTCATTTAAAGCATTGATTTTTATACAAAAATACGCATATTGATTAATATATTCATCACTCTCTTGTTTTTTATTTCTATTGGAGCAGGCACATTTTGCCCTCTACACCTTCTACACTTTCTACAAAGTATAAAATTACCTATATATCAACAACATAACGGTTTTAGTATAGAAGAAAAAGTGTAGAAAAACCTTCTACAAAGTATCTATTTGTAGAAGAAATACAGAAAAGCAGCATTTTGTAGAAATTTGTAGAAGCTTGTAGAACATCTTTTTATAACATAAAACACTGATTTATAAAGATGTAGAAAGTGTAGAAAGTGTAGAAGCATTTTTTGCCCCAAAATAAAGCATCTTTTTTGTCTCAAAAAGGCAAGAAAAAAGCCCCTACCTTCACAGGCAAGAGCTTCCGCACAACTATGATAGACATTAAAATTTATATGGAGAAGTTTTGTCCTCCGGCGGTTTATTATCCCGCCCTTCTTCCTCTTCGTCAGGCATTCCCATATCAATGTTGAGATTGATATTATAGTTTGCCATCAGCTCCGTGTAATCGAAGCAGAGGGCCTGCTTGGTCACGCTGGTTTTCTTATAATACTTTTGTCCACCGGCCTCCAGTTCTTTGGTTACTTCTACCCCCTTCAATATGTTCTTGAAACGGACGGAGTTTTGTACCCCCAGGTATTCTTTGGAGTTCTCCAAGTAGAAATTCAACGATTCAGTCGGTAAAGCGGTATCTCCCACCTGCTTGCTGAACTTCTTATACAGCATGAAGATGCGGTCTGTGCGCATACGCAGGATAGGGCGTGGCTGCTTAAAAGCGAGGTCCTTGACCTTGTTTGTCTTCAGCCCGGACAAATAATCAATGCGGAAATCCGACTCTAAGAATATTTCACCGTCCTGCTGCAAGTAACTGACCACATTCCAGAAGTTGGCCAGTTCGTTGTTGCTCTTGCATTCACGGTTCTGCCGGATGATGCCGTCCACACAGATGTTCAGCAGCTCCAGGTAAGTAAATGGCACGTCGAGCACCGCTTCAAGCGCGCGGAAGGCGGCCAACGGAATGACCCAGTTCCGCTGGATGCGGTCTTCTATGCTCTCGCCTTTCAAGCGTTCATTCAAATCCCCCATACACTGGCGATAGGAGGACGTGAAATCCGTCTCCATTTTTGACCGGTAGCGCAACAGCTGCAAAGTAAGGTGCGACAGTCCTAAGTCGCGTATTGACTTGCATTGGTCAAATGCCTGTTTCTCAGATGTGGAGAATTCCGTTTTGGTGAAGGTCAGGTAAATCAACCTGGAAAATAGGGCGATGTCAATTGTCGGCATTTCTTGACCGGATAGGATGACACCGCAATCCACGCTCGTAATCTCCCGCTTCTTGTCCCGGTCCATGTTCATGCGGCTTCGGCCGGTTCCGTCCCACAAGCCTTTGAGGAACTCCCGTTTGTCAAGGTCGATGGAATTCTTGTACTCGTCAATATGCACCAGCGCATTGGCGCATTGTGCCACCGCATCTCCCAAGGCTGCAATAGTCGCATTCTGGATGTTTGGCGGATTATTATTGATGATGAAGAACGACATCAGGCTGTGACCGAGTTCTGATTTGCCGCTACCTTTCGGGCCAAACAGATTAAGGATGGGAAAACTTTTAGTTTGCCCCGAAATAATATCCCGGAAAAGGGAAGCGATCAAGAAGCAGATGCCAACCTTAGCATTGTCTCCGAATACACGAATCAACTGTTCGCTGTACACCCTTATGCTGACATTGTTGTACGTGGTGTGTACAAACCTGCGTTCGAACTGAAATAATTTGATGTCATCACGATAAATGGTACTACAACCCGGTAGGTAAAAATTGCCATTCTTCAACCGTACGATACCGTATTCATCCGCGATATGCCACTCCGTATCAAAACATCCGTTACCGAAGGCAAAGAACCCCTGCCGTTGCCAGCCAAGCTGTGTCACCTCAAGTGCAGTCTCGGTCTGTTCGTAAAGGAACATCTTCAGCTTTGTGAGTTCTTTTTCAGTGGCCAGCCAGATATAATTGCCGAGGCCTTCTACCTTTTGCTTGAACTTGGACAATGACACCAGGTCTTCTTGTTTCATCTCTATGATTTCCTCTTGCATGTTTTGGTTCTTGATTCGGTAGAGACGTTTGGGCAGGAGGGAATCTTTGATGTGGAATAGAGGCAACATGGTGAAATTGCTCCATTGCACAGCTTTCCCACTGTCCCCAGCCAATGCAAAGTAAGCATTGTATTCTTCATAGAAGCCATATTTTTGATAAAGGTCACGGTCTATCTTTTTGCTCTCATTAATGACTTGCTTGGCTTTATCAAGCTTCTTGGCCCGGTTGATGGCCGTTTGCCACAACTTCTTGTCATCATAGAATGACTGGAGCTGTTTGAGGTACATGGACTCTTTGACTTCGTCCTTCACCATGACCACCATGGAGCAGATGGTGCTGACAGCATCGCTTCGCTCTTCGGTGGTATTGATGTCTTGAAATATATATGAAGCATACCATGGAATGAAATCTACCTCTTTCAGTTCTTGAAACTTCTGAATGCTCGTACAGTAGGTATCCGGATCATTCTTGCTCTGCGCTTCCCCAAGTGGTATCTCTTTGACCGATACACCAAACCCACACTTCATCGCCTGCAATCCGTTACGCATCACGTTGCGAATGCCGGCACCCAGTTTCTCACCTTTATCTGGGTTGGGCGGGTCCGCATCCGGAAGGAAGCAAACTTTAGTGGCGTACTTCTTCAGTTGCTCCATCTGGCTTTCAGTCCAATCGCCTCCAAGAGGGGCAACAGCGTTGTTGACACGAATACGCTGAAGCTGCATCGCATCGGGCGCCCCTTCCACCAAATAGAATTTATCTTCTTTGGCAGCCTGGCGTATGGCCGTATCAATTCCGAAAATTGAATCACGTTTATGGTAGATTTCATTTTCAGCCGAATTGATATACTTGGCCACCTTCTCACCGGACATGTCACGTGCGGTAAAGCCTATAATCCGTCGAAAACGGTCGCGTATGGGAATAACTATGCGGTTACGGTAACCATCGAAAGTCCTAATCTCCGTCCCCCTTTCTTTAGCCTTTTCCTTGTTGTCCGATAGCAGCCCCATCTCCTTCATCAAGTTTATGGAAAGACCGGCCGATTGCGCGAAGTTCAACAAATCATCCCATTTGTCGGGCGCAAACCCAATGCCCGTCTCTTCGGCATACTCCAGCCCCCAGCGCCCCTTGACATATTCGGCGGCAGCCTTGTTGGCCGGGTCCAGCAGATTCTGGCGGAAATGCTCCGCGCACCGCTGGTTGATTACGAACATCGACTCGCGCTTCATGCGTGCCTGTTCCTGCTCGGGAGTCAGCCTCTCTTCCTCGACGGTTATGCCGTATTTCTTGCCGAGGTGCCTGACGGCCTCCGGATAGCTCATCGTCTCGTGCTCCATCAAGAAACCGACGGCGTTGCCGCCCTTGCCACATCCGAAACAGTGCCAAGTGCCGCGTGCCGGGCTCACGAAGAAACTGGGGGTCTTCTCCTTATGGAAAGGGCAGCACGCCTGGTAATTTACTCCTTTCTTCTTCAGATCGACGTAACCGGATATTACATCCACAATATCAGCACGGTCTAAGATTTGTTCTATGATTCTTTCGTCTATCATTGTATATTATATTCGGGTACTACCTTCTAAGGATGACAGTACCTTGTTCTTCGATATAATAGCTGCATATATCATACAAGTCAAACTCACACAAGCATGAATACACGCATTTCATGAAAAGGCCATAGTTCTCCGGACTGACCTTTTCAAGTACCCGGAAAGATTCACCGGGCAGCATCTCGTACAGCTCGATGAATACTTTGTCATAGTATTCCGTCAACCTCTCCATTCCTACCAGCTCTATATAAGACTGAATCCAGGATCGACTATCGTCCGGAAGATATTGAAGCAAGTCCATGTTTTAAACATTGAAGGGTACAAAGGAATTGTTTTATAGGAGAGTTATCAAGGACGTTATCTGCTCCTACAGTTCCCGCGTTTCCTTCAGACTTCCAATGAACAAGTTCATCAGTCTCGCATATAGTCCGGAAGCTTCCTTCAGATTATCTGGATTCTTGCCGGTAAGATGTAGTGTTATCTTATCCTTGGAGTAGTCCTGGCATATAGCCAAGTGCAGCTCCCGGTTCCGGTCATCAACTACCGAGACCTTCACTTCCTCCACCACGCTGCCAAGTTCTGAGGCATCCAACCACAAATATGACTTTTCATCTGTCTTCAGATGGCAATACCGATGTACTTTGCCACCTTTACGAATTAACTCCACTTCGACGATTGTCGCTACCTGATTGGTACGCAGAATGCGTACTTTCTGACCTTTCTTCAT